ACGAGAAGGAGATCAAGATGACAAAGAGTTTGATCGTCGTCTTAAAATAGCTCAAACACTAATTAAACAAGCCGAAGCAGATCAAAAGGGAGCTAAAAATGCTAATGACCCAGAACGAGTTCGACCAGCTAGTGCGCCAGATCAACGAGGCATTCAAAGAGCACTTCAATCGGCTGTCGGAGGTGGAGGCCAAGGTAGATTCCTTAATCAAGGCGGAAGCGAACAATGAAGGAGAAAGACTCAAGACTAAAACGAGCAGGAGTAGAAGGATTCAACAAGCCGAAGCGGACTCCTAACCATCCTACAAAGTCTCATGTAGTAGTTGCTAAGGAAGGCGATCAAATTAAAACAATACGATTTGGACAGCAGGGGGTTAGTGGTGCGGGTAAAGCCCCTAAGTCTGAGAAAGAAAAATCCAGACGTAAGTCATTTAAGGCTCGTCATGCAAAGAACATTGCAAAAGGTAAGATGTCAGCGGCTTATTGGGCTGATAAAATCAAATGGTGAGGAGGTTACATGCCAACAGTAAACGGAAAAACATACGCATACACAAAAGCAGGGAAAGCCAAAGCTAAGGCTGCTGCTAAAAAAACAGGTAAGAAAGTTAAAAGAAAGAGTTAATTTAGGTAATATTCACAAATTGTTATATTGACTCTTGACAAACGATTAAAAGTATGGTATAATATAATGGAAGATGATGTTACAAATGAACTGTATTATAACAATTATTTTGATTTGTTTAGAACTGAAGGCTGGAAGCAGTTCATTAGTGACTTAGAGCAAAACAAAGAGATTATTAACTCTGTCGATGCGGTAAAAGATGCAGATGATCTACATTTTCGCAAAGGGCAGTTAAATGTATTGTCGTTTATCTTAAATTTTGAGGTAGGCGTAAACAATGCTTTTGAAGATATAGAAAAGTAATGATTAAAGTATATGAATTTAGATGCAGTAATGGGCATCTAACAGAAGAATTTGTAGAAGGAGACATTACAACCAGCAGATGTGGTTGTGGTGCTAATTCTACAAGGGTCGTATCAGCAACGTCGTGCGTACTAGATGGGTCGTCTGGAGAATTCCCGGGTCGCCACCAAAAATGGTTACGAGAACACGAAAAAGCTGGTCGTAAATAAATCTCCATAACCAATTAGGCGGGGAAATAATGTCAAGAGCAACATTAGTAGATGGAAGCGAAGTTGAAAACAACGAAGAAACTGTAACTGATTCTGTAGATCAAGCTGAAGATTTTGAGTCTCAAGAAGAGGTAGCTCAAGAAGAAACAGTTCAAGAGGAAGAGGCGTTACCAGAGAAGTATCAAGGCAAGTCACTAAAAGACTTGGTAGATATGCATCAAAACGCTGAAAAACTCTTGGGACAGCAAGGCTCAGAGGTTGGTGAGTTACGGAAACTTGTTGACGATCACATAAAAGCACAACCCATAAACAATGAGGCAACGGACAACAGTCAATCTGATGAAGATGTAGACTTTTTTGTTGATCCAGCATCAGCAGTAAACCGAGCAATTGATAACCACCCTAGTATTTTACAAGCCAAGGAATACACGCTTAGAGCTAAAAAAGAAACAGCATTATCACAGCTTCAGTCAAGTCATCCAGACATGAAAGAAGTGCTGTCTAACTCTAAGTTTCAAGATTGGATAAAGGCTTCAAAAATTAGAACTCAATTGTTTATTCAAGCCGATCAAGCATACGATTACGATGCAGCTAATGAGTTGTTTACGCTTTGGAAAGAACGTGCTTCAGTAGCAGAACAAACCGTAGCAGTTGAAAAGCAAGCTCGTAAACAGCAGTTGAAAAGTGCGAATACAGGTAGTGCTAGAGGTTCTGGGCAAACTACAAAAAACAAAATCTATCGTAGGGTTGATATTATTAAACTGATGCGAGAAGACCCGGATCGTTATGCTGCTATCTCGGATGAGGTATTTAAAGCATACTCCGAGGGTCGTGTTCGCTAACCTAATCTAAAAGGAAATTTATCATGGCTAATCAAGTTTATCCCGGTACAGTTGGCGGGGGTTCTATTGTAAATAAAACTGCTGCCGCTACGTTTATTCCAGAAATCTGGAGTGACGAAGTGATTGCTGCGTACCAAAAGAACCTCAAGATGTCTCCACTTGTCAAAAAGATCGGTATGAAAGGCAAGAAAGGCGACACCATTCATGTACCTAAGCCCATTCGTGGTGCTGCATCAGCGAAGGTTGCTGATACTGCGGTAACGATCCAAGCTAACGTAGAAACAGAGCTTCAGATTGCTATCGACCGTCACTTTGAATACTCACGTTTCATTGAAGACATCGTAGAAGTACAGGCACTTAACAGCCTCCGTCAGTTCTATACTGAAGATGCTGGTTATCAGTTGGCACTAAAGGTTGATACTGACCTGATGAATGCTGGTACTGGTTTTGGTGATGGCACTCTTGATCTAGCTGCTCCTACTGGCGCTGACTGGATTAACAGTAATAGCTATTACTTTAACGCTGCCGCTGGTCTTGCTGCATTTGCCGCCGGTACAGTAGCCACTGGAGATAACTTTACGGACGCTGGTTTCCGTGAAGCTATCAAGATCCTTGATGACGCTAACGTTCCAATGGAAGGACGATCATTGATTATCCCTCCTGCTGCTCGTAGCACTATCATGGGTATTGAGCGTTACGTTTCTAGTGACTTCCGTGATGATCGCACTGTTAAGTCTGGTCTGATTGGTAACGTATATGGTGTTGACGTATATGTTTCTAGCAACTGTCCTGTACTTGAGGCTAATGTTCGCGGCTGTTTGTTCTTCCACAAGGATGCAATTGTCCATGCGGAGCAAATGTCTGTACGTTCACAGACTCAATACAAGCAAGAGTACCTCTCGACTCTATACACAGCAGACACTCTCTATGGTGTTCAAGTGTATCGTCCTGAAGCTGGTCTTGTTATTGCTGTATTTGACGAGTAACTTCAAAAGCTAGTATCGAGGGGAAAGCTGTTTAGTTAGTACCCTCACTTTTTATTTTTTGCTTTTGTAGGAGTAGTTAATGGCAATTTGGCGAGGTACTGGAGGTTCTGGAAGCTCTAATAATGAAGCTGGTATTGCAGAATTAGCAGAATACGCTGCTGAGGCTGCTGCTTCCGCATCTCAAGCGGCTAGTAGTGAGGCTGGTGTAGCTGCTGATGCGGCTGCTGCGGCTGCTTCAGAGACTAATGCTGCCACTTCAGAGGCTAATGCTGCTACTTCAGAGACTAATGCGGCCACTTCAGAGACTAGTGCGGCTACATCAGCAACTAATGCTGCTACATCAGCAACTAATGCTGCTACTTCAGAGACTAGCGCAACATCCTCTGCGTCTTCTGCAAGCACATCAGCAACAACCGCAAGCAACTCAGCATCAGCGGCATCAACAAGTGAAACTAATGCAGCCACTAGTGCATCCAACGCAAGCACTTCAGAGACTAACGCTGCATCTTCTGCATCTTCTGCAAGTACATCAGCGACAAACGCAGCTACTAGTGCTACAGCAGCACAGACCGCTGAAACCGCAGCACAGGCTGCTCAAGCTGCTGCTGAGGCGGCTCAAGAAGCTATTGATGGTTTATACCTAGGCGCTCAAGCAAGCGACCCTACTGTCGATTTAAACGGCGATCCCGTTACAGTAGGCGATTGGTATTTCAACACTACAATTAATAAAAGTAAAATATATACTGGATCGGCTTGGGACATATTAACATCTGATGTTGCGTCTGTTAACGCTCAAACAGGTGTTGTTGTCTTAGGTCTGGACGACGTAACAACCGCTGGATCTACCACCACGAACGCACTGTCTACTGGCGGATTAACTGCATCTGCCTCTTCAGTAGTTTCTCTATTGACTCTGGACAACACAAGCGGAGCTAATGATTGGAGCTTTAAGGTAGGACAGCCGGGAAACTACGACGGCCACTTGATGATAGGCAGAGGAAACTTTGCCACTCCGGGAGACTTCTATCTAACCTCAACTGGAAACTCTGTATTCACCAACGGCCTTCTAATAGCCGATGGCACTAGCGTCGGCTCTAATACCTCCAGTAGCTTGGCTTACTATAGGCCATACGACGGAACAAGAGGTGAGATAAGCTTTAGGGGTGCTAACAATGCGTCTGGTAAATTTAAGTTAAATGCTTACTCGCACGTAGGAGGCGTGTGGAACGGGCACGTTATGGCAGAGTACGAGTGGGATAGCACCACGGCTACCATAGATATGTACGCAAACGTCGATGTAGCTGGCACTGTGACAGCCACAGCTTTCGTAGGTGATGGCTCTAGTCTTACTGGCCTTCCTGCTGGATACACTAACGCTGATGTAGATACTCACCTTAACACCAGCACAGCGGCCTCTGCCGAGGTACTGAGTTGGAACGGTACTGACTACGATTGGGTAGCACAGTCTGGTGGTGGCACAGACACCCTCCAAGACATTACCGACAATGGCGCAACAACAACGGCTAAAATTACAGTCGGAGGGTTAGTAAGCAATGGTGAGGTTGAAGAACAGACCTATGCGCTAACCGGCACAGCCATTGATCCTGCCAACGGCACGATGCAATACAAAACATTAGCAGCAAACACAACATTTACCTCAAGCATTACTGAAGGTGAGTACGTCACCCTTCTAATAGATGATGGTAGTGCATACACGATCACTTGGCCGACAGGAATGTACTGGCCTAACGGAGTAGCTCCAACGCTTTCAACAACAGGATGGAACGTCATTCAACTATGGATGACTAATTCTTTGCTTTACGGAAGTTTTGTCAGTGTTTAACCATCACCTGCTTGCAGGGTTTAATAGTTTGTCGTTGAGTACCGGTGGCGCTACTAGTTTAGATTCGCTGGGATTTCAACAAACAGCAACACCACCTAGCCCGTCTTACGTTGGCGCGACATCAACTAACGGTGCTAGCTCTTTAAGTCTTACAGGAATAACTGGATTAGCACAAGGTGATGTTGTTGTTGTTGCACTTTCTGATGACAGTATCGATGTCGTCGTAACAAGTTCAGGATGGACAACAATATCAACCGGCGCACAAAACAGCATCAGGTATGCTTTTTTATACAAAGTTATGGGAGCAACTCCAGATACTTCAATAGCCGTCGATACCACTATAGATGCATTAACGGCTACCGCGTATAGAAATGTAGACGCATCAGGCATTCAGACGAGTTCGATTATTAGTAATACGGGTGGAATAAATGCCTTTGCAGGACCGTTAGTTTCCGCAGTCGCTGGCTCAGTTTTTATAATTCTTGCTTGCACGGACGATGACGCTGATTCAATTGCTACTGCGCCTACTGGATACACCATTGCCGTAGATGACGGCAGAGGCGGCGGGTCAAACGGACAGCTTTACAGATTAAATGTTAGTTCACCTGATGAAGCAAGCCAGCTTACCATTGAATGGGGTTTATCCGATGCAAAAATTGGTACGTTAATTGCGTTTCCACCGGGTGCTTCAGCAAGAAATGCGGCGGGGTTTAGAATTCCTGATCCGTTGACGTTAACACACGGCACTATAGCCTCTGGCTCTAGCGCCACTATGAGCATTCCCTATCCTTTAAACATAGAGGCAGGTGATTATTTAATTGTTGTTGGATCAAGAGGAACTAATACGGCAACTGTTCCTAGCGGATGGACTAGCGATGTAAATTCCACTACTGCCTTTGCTTATCATAAAACAGCGACAGGAAACGAAAGCGGTAATCTTAGTGTATCTGGTGGCACTGTTGAATATGTTGGGCTAATGTATTTGGTTAAAACGTCTCTTTCGTTAACTCTTGTTGACGTTCAGACGCCGTTTTTTTCTAATGGCGCACCATCCATAACTTGTGCAGCAAATGCCGGTACAGTAGATGTTTTTTTAAACAACTATTTTAACTCTGCAACTAGGACTCCAACCACATCTCCAAATGCAGTGACTTTAGATGCAAGCACTAACACCAATAGGGCGGGTTATTTTTATTCAGCTTTAGATATTGGAGGCACGACAATAACTTCACAGTGGAGTTCTGGTATAAACGCTCGCGTCGAACAATACTCATTTAGTTAAAGGACATTACAATGGCAGTAATTAAACTTAAAAACGGATCTGGTGTTCCACTACCAGCAGATCTTATAGCGGGTGAACCAGCGTTAGACCTGACTAATAAGCGTCTGTACACAGAAGATTCTGGTGGTGTTGTTATTGAAGTAGGCTCTAATCCTTCTAGTCTTGTTATTAACGGTGAGATACAAGAAAAAGAGTATGAATTATTAGGAACAGTTATTGATCCTGCTAACGGGACTATTCAATATAAAACACTAGCTGCAAATACTACGTTTACTGAGTCGCTAAGTAACGGAGAATATGTCACGCTTATGATTAATGACGGTAGTGCCTTTACGGTTACATGGCCCTCTATTTCTTGGCTTACTTCTGACGGTAGTGCACCATCACTGCAAACTACAGGCTACACTGTATTTGAGCTTTGGAAAGTTTCAGCAACGCTATATGGAGCAGTAGTTAATGCTGCGTAAAAACATATTAAGAACTGTTGGTGGCAGCGTTTTACCTACAGAGATAGTTGATTTTGGAAGTTTTAACACTTCTTCTAATAGTAGTTCTACGCCTAGCTTTAGCGTATCTGCTAATTATTCTGCTGGTGATATTCTTGTAATGCTTTCTTTTGCTTATGATTCAACAATAAACATTATAGAACAAACAACTCTTGGGGATCAGCAAGTAAATAATTTAAGTTTATCTGGGGAGCTTAGAAGCGTTTCGCAACGTGACAATACTAATGTTCTTGGTCTTTATTATGTTGCGACAACAAGCGGTACAAGTTTAAGTGTAGATTTAGCTTATACATCAACACCTCAAAACATTTATTGTGCTATTTACGTTCTTAGAGCTTCGTCTACTAATTATGTTGATAGAGGTAGGCAAACTTGGACACTAGGCACATCAGAGGGTTCAATCTCTTATGAAGACGGAATTTCAGCTATTGTTGGTATTGCTGTTTATCGGGAATACACTAATAGTAACATAACAACTCCTTTTACAGTTACTAGCACGGTGGGTACGGTTAATTTAGAGTCGTCTGAAATTATTGATGGCGGCAACGCAGGGGCAGTAGCTTTTAATTTACCCTACACTGAGACTACAGGAAGCTCTTCTTTAACTCTAACCAGCGATGACAACACTTCTGGAGATAGTTACAAAGCTATGACCTTTATTTCTTTTTAAAAGGAAAAATACATGTACGTAAAAGCCTACGAAGCAGAGAGCAATACCGCCACAAGTATGAGTTTTGGGGATGGTGGGAGCATCAGTTCCTTACTGATAATGGCATCACTGTTAATATCATAATTTGTTTTAAAAGGAAAAACTATGAAATACGTTAAATTAACAAACGGGGTTCCTTCAGAATATTCTCTTAATAGACTTCGTGTTGAGAACCCTAATGTTTCTTTTCCATCGACACCCAGTGAGGCTTCATTAGTTGAATACAATGTATACCCTTTAGTTGATGGAGATAAACCTGCTTTTGATATTGTTACTCCGGGATCAATTGAAGAAATAAATGGAGTATGGACGCAAACATACACAGGAAGAAATTATACTGCTGAAGAAATACGAGTAGGCATGGTTGTTAGTATGCGACAAGCAAGGCTTGCGCTATCCCAAGCTGGGAAGCTTGAGTTAGTAGATAGCTCTATAGCTTCAATGCCTGAGCCTGACAAGACCACCGTTAGCATTGAGTGGCAGTATGCGTCTACGGTAGAAAGATTATCACCTTGGGTTCTAGCAATGATTCCCGCTTTAGGCATGACAGAATACGAAATGGATTCCTTGTTTCAAATTGCGGAAACCTTATAAAAATTTAATTTTAAGGAGCATAACATGGAATACCAATGGGAAATAGCAGGGCTAGATTATCAAGTGTCATTGAACGGCTTGTCCAACGTCGTCACTGTAGCGCATTGGCGAGCGTCTAGGGAAGATGAAAACGGCAACAAAGGCTCTGTGTACGGCACTCAATTATTGCCCGAACCTAACCCTGACAATTTTATAGCATGGGATGCTTTAGACAAGACTGCTGTCCTGTCTTGGGTAACTGACGAGATGAATCGAGCGCCTGAGCCAATAGCAATTGACAATACGCTAGAAGCTGATGGAGATGCGCCACCACCTGTCGATAAGGTTACTATCGCAGACATCGAGGCGTCTATTGACGCGCAGATTGCTGAGAAAGCCAACCCCACTCGCGGCTCTGGAGTTCCTTGGGGAGAAAATTAATAATGACAGTAATAGTAAATTATTTGATTAGGGTTGGT